CTTCAAATGCTCCGGTTCCACTAGTTTGTGATGTTTGAATTACCGATCCAAAGTCCGCAGTAAGAGTAGTACCAACTAAGAGCCTGCCGCTGCTGTCGATGCGCATGCGTTCGATTTCTTGTGTATTAAAAACAAGCGAAGGAGACGTTGCGCCGGAATAGTTGGGATTGAAAGTAATTGTATTATTGCTTTCACTAACGTCAATACGTAGCCTTGGATTTATAGTAAGACCCTCAATTCCAAAGGTGGCAACAGTTCCATTACTTCCCCGAACCACGTCTAAGTTGGCATCAGGGCTTAAAGTGCCAATCCCTACGTTGCCTCCGGAAAGAATTGTCAATAAAGCTGATCCGTAACTTCCAAACGTTCCCTTCGCAATGGACAGGGCTGTACCGTGATCACCTCTTATTGTCCAATTGTTATCGGAGGAAGCCCCGTACAAGACAAGTTCTGGATAAGTAGATCCTGCAGCGCCGCCATAAATCAACACCTTAGATGCTGCGGTGCTACCTCCAACTTGTAAATTAGCGGTTGTGCTAGTAGCGCCCAGGCTTAATCGCCCCGACGCATCCAACGTCATCGCCTGCGTGAAGGTGATGGTGTTGCCTGCGGTGCCGGAGGGGGCAGTGTACCAGCGGTGTTGGCCAACTAGTTGTTGATAAAGCGATGCAAACCCACCCCCAATGTATTTGTAAGTATCTATTGATGATTCGTATGCGTTACTCGAAAGATTAGTGTATCCGTTTGCCGTTTGAGATAAAGACGTTGCGGCCAAAATCTGAATGGCTCTTGAGTTAGCCACCCAAGCGCTCGGCACCACCCCAATCCCAACGTTGCCGCTGCTGTCGATGCGAGTAACTTCAGAGTAAGGGTTAGTCCCTGTGCCAAAGATAAACCCTGAGGCTGAGCCAAACGCTAGGAAGTTGGTTGAGGCTATTGTTGTTGAAGCAGTTCTGAGTATCCCGTAATTATTCCAAGTCGAAGAAGTCGTTGTAATAAGGCAAGATGCTGTATCCGAGTTTATGGAGACGACCTCGGCAGAATTAACTAAGTTGCTGGTATTGCCAAAGGATACATGAGGCTGAGAGTTATTGGCATTGCGATAAACCGCTAATCCGCCGTTCTGGACGTAAGAGCTTGGGCTGGTTGCCCCCAACCCAAGGTTGCCGCTCGCGTCCAACGTCATCAAATCCGAAGTCTGATAGCCACTGTTGTATAAAGAACCGAACCGCATCTTTGCGGTAGGGGATGTGTAATCTATGCTGATTCGGCCAACTACGTCAGTAGCGTCAGCCCAAGTGATTGATTTATTGCCAGAAGGGCTGGTTAAGTTGACCTGAAGTCGCAACAGTTCAATAGCGCTAGCAGTTAAATCAGAAATATGTAACTTTGCCTGAGGACTTGAAGTACCAATCCCAACTTTGCCGCTTGCATCTACATACAGTCGCCCGGTACCGCTAGTGCTAATAGCCAGTTGATTTGTTCCGGGGGAATAGAGGCCTGGGGCATAAGTCGTCCCTGTTCCAATGGAAACTGCTGGAGCAGTGGCCAAGCCGGCGGATAATACAGAAAAATTACCGTTTGAATCAATTGTGGACCGAAGAATACCGGAAGTAGCAAAACCTAACGTAGAAATACCCGCCAAGTAGAGTCCCGTTGTTTTTGCCGTATTAAATGTAATGCTAGGGGTTGCGGCACTTCCGTTTGGGTAGCTAACACCAACATTGACATAATCAGCCCCAGCAAGTACAACACCCCAAAAAGCTTCACCGGTTTTTGGTGCAGAACTAAAAACAATATTGGTACCAGAAAATTTAAATCCTTCTGCACCAGTTGGATCTGGTTTTTGTGGGACGCCACCAACAGAGATCAGGACGTTTTGCTCGTTAAGGGGAAAGGGGACAGGAGTAACGCCGTTAACGGTAAGAGCAAATGATGTCGCCGTACCGTTGAAGCTCGCACTAATGCTATCAATTAAAAGGTAAGCGGAATAAGCCGCTTTCAAATTGTTCCCTAAATAAGCCATTGCTATTACTCTGCTGTGATATCAATTGTAGCCGTTTCAGGCTCCATCAAATCCACGTTTGCCGGGAATGCCGCATTTAAAAGTTCCGCGTCTACGGAGACTACTTCCGCAATTGGGGCAGCAAGATCAACTACAGTGGACTCATTTAACCACTGCAAATACATAGTGTAATCCGAATTAGTAATATCAGCAGGAATAAATGCATTATCCGCCAACCGCAAAATGCCCCCTGAAGTCGTTAGCGCATACATCATGACACCTCCGCTGAATAAGTAATGCTTGCTGTTGCCCTGGCTGTTTGCGATTCAACTAGGACTTCCCCATTTCCGCTATAACTATATCCTGCTCCGCCCCCTAATACAGTTGGTGTTGTCCTCATTGTGACAATATGATACTTGGCTTGGTTTAACAATGATGTATCTACAATCCAAGCGGCGTTTGTTTTTTGGTAATAGCGCTGGCACAATCCAAGTTCTTGCTGATAGCTACGTTGTTCAAAAGTGCTGTTTACCAATCCCGTTTCAAGTTGTACGTTGCCGACCGTCCATGTCCCGCTGATTTGAGCACCAACAGTAAATACAATTTCAATACCGGTTGTGGCTGCGGCAGGGATTGCAATGTTTGCCGAATACCGAGTTACCGTACTTGAAACCGTAAATGTACCTGTGGCAATTTGCGTTCTAGTTGCCGTACCAACGGTACCAAAAGTATCGGTCGACGTAGCATAATATGCAGTCCAGGTTACTGTTGTTAGTAGAGAATTTGCCAGGTCAACGCTAAGAGTAACATTACTGCCAGCAAGATCATAAGAATTGAGCGCTTCGATACGTTGGCCAATGCCAACAGCTGTAACAGAAGCCGCACCTGTGATCTGCAAGCGGTTTCTAACCGACCCAGAACCAGAAACTTGTGCTGCCGTAACGTTTGCACCAGTAGAATAGACATACCAACGATCAACGGTGGGATAGCCGGTACTAGCAGTTGGAACCGCCGTACCAGCAGTTACCGTAGCTGATGTGCCTCTTTGTGCAACCTGCATTGAACCATTGATCAAGCGGTTACGAAAAGGCCCAACAACATTGAATACGTTAGAGTTCAGCTGGTTGGCATCAACTTGTGTAAGTGCCATTATGTCTGCTGCAGATAACTAATAGTTACATCTAAGGCCGAAGCCGTATCGGAGCTGGCACGAAGTATATCGTTAGCTGTCATGATGATTTTACTTCCTGAAATCATCTCAAGAGATGAGCCCGCAGGAACGGGAGCATTTTTCAATAAGTAAACACCTGTACCCCCACTTGGCAACAAATAAACATTACCGTTGGCGCTACTCCCCGTTTTGTTGGAGATTAATACACTCAAAAGAATTAGAGTTGCAGAACCCCCGGCTGTAACAATATCGAAGGTCGTTGCAGTATTGGATTCGTTTGTCCCAGTAGTGGACTGCACTAAGCTTGACTTTGTACTTCTCGTGAATGTATTTGCCATGTCAACTTAGAGCAACGATAAGAGCGAGGTTGTCAGCGGAAGTAAAGGTCCCCCCAATTGAAACATTACCTGTGATGGAAACGTTTCCAGGGATGGTGATGGCACCCGATGAATCTATTGTAAGCCCCGCCACACCGTTCGTAACCAGGGCAACCGAACCTAAAACAGGGCTATAGATGCCGGTGTTTGAGCTATTTGCAAATTTAATGGCGCAACTGGCCAGTGAGCCTGGCGATAGTCCAATGTTTGTACAGTCTTCACGCAAAAGCGGGTAACCGCCCGCCTTGACGCCATTGTTAACGACAACTGTATTCTTTGTAATATCGACAACTACCTCACCAACGGCTCCCGTGAAACCGCTGATGTCGGCAGTTGTTCCTCTACGAAATTGTACTTGTGTTGACATGGTACTATCCTAACGCAACTACAATTGTTGCACCTATTAGAATGAGCAAAGCATATTCAATTTAACGTGGGCCTGGACATTATTTTTGCAGCTGCTTCCGGGGCCATCGGAGCATTTACCGGTATCAGCAAGGCTTTTTCTGGCTTTCAAAATAAAATTGACCGGCGCCTGGAGCGCATTGAAGATGATTTGGATACCCTAGAGGATCGCGTTATCCGTGATTATGTGCTAAAAGAAGATTTCAGGCGTGAAATGGAATCCGTTCATAAAAAACTGGACCGTATTTTGGATTATTTGATACGAACTGGGGGATTGACGAGTTAAGTCGCCAGTTAAGAGGAACTGGCTGGGGATTGATAAGTTAAGTCGCCAGCCAAGACGAACTGGCTGAATCATAAACATACATTGTGCTTAAAGTTTTATCGTAATGCAGTTGCCCGTTGACGGGGTTAGAGGGTTTGCCTGCAAAAATAGACGCTACAGCCTTATTGGTTTGCCAAGCAGCTCCATCATAAATTTTAAAGATTTGAGTGCTTACTGTATCTAGCCAGGATTCCCCCTTGGAAAGTCCTGTGTAGCCTGTCGGGAGGAGATTTGGGGCCGTACTACCGATGAAAATTGGGCCGACCTTGATGAGCCCTGTACTGGGCGATGCGGTGTTGTCCGCAAAGTAAAGGCCAGGGTCGCCAGGGTTGTTGTTTACCGCGATCTCAGCGGGTCCCAACCGTGTCGGCAAAGGGCGATCGTATAAAAGTGAAGAGCGCCGACTTAAAACCTGTTCCGTCATGGCAAAATGGGGTTAATCGTAGGTGCCGCAATCGATTACGGTAGGCTGAGCCGTAAGTGGATCGTAGGTGCTGCAATCTATTGTACTCATTGCAACCGCTGTTCCGGTACCGGATCCCACTCCAGTTGCCTGGAATTCGATGTATTGGTCATTGGATGCTGCGCCGATAGCCGTGAAGTCCGTGGTGCCGACGACATCAATGACATACCAGGCTCCGATGATAAAAGAACCTGCCGCCACTAGCGTATTAAGTAGATCCGTGGGAATCCCATTCAAGTATTGACCTGAATCAATTAAACCAAATTGATAATTATTCGTGTAATTAATTAACGGTTCATTTAAAAATCCAAACTTTGTGCTGACAATAAGTGTTGGGTTTAAGTTCACAACCTTGCTGACAACGGAAATCAAGCGTTGGGTGCTATTTTGAATTGTCCCGGCTGTAGCTACAATATTCCCGCTGGTGTCGCGCTGAATGTTATCGGTTAATAAGGACGTGAGTATGTAAGGTTGATAATTGCCGGTAGATTGTGGTTGATTTTTAAAATCTTTGGTTTGTGTTGCACCACGCCAATCTTTACCCATTTTTAACATAGCAAGACGTTCGGCGCCTTGCTTAACACGCGAATGTTCTTTTCTTAGGTTTGTGTAGAACAAATCCGCTCCATCCCCTACTGGATGATCACTTGGTTCTTTTATCCAGGCTGAAATATAATCATGTTCTTTTAAATTTTGAATAGAACAGTAACCGGAAGTGGTTTGTGTGTAAGGATACGCAATTGTAAAAGTATTGGCATCTTGTACACTGCTGACAGTGTATTGGCCGCTTAGTACCGCTCCACTTGTAATCAAAAGTTGCACTTTTGTATTTGCTGTTAACCCGTGGTTCAAAGCTGTGATGAGCACACTGGTGGTCCCCAATTGAACAAAAGATCCTGAAATGTTTAACGGCGCACTGCCTTCTTCATGCACCAAAGAAAAAAAGGAAGCATAAATATGCTTGCACCAGCGCAGTTGATAGTATTGCAATCCGGTGTAACACGTATCCTGCTTATCCCCGTAATCAGGTAATTGATAGAAATCATTGCTTGCCACATAACCCAAATCACTAAACACCCCAATATTTTCCCGCAAATCTGTAATGCTGTTATCTTTATTTAAAATTGTGCCCGGCTTGGTTGATGTGATTGCGCTTTGTGGGAATTTATTCTTACTATTACTGCTGTAAAGATCATACGATTCCCGTCTTGTGTAATCTTGGCAAGTGCATTGATAGCGTAATTCTGTGGTAACAAAATTGCCAATCAAAAATCCACGATGAGCCGGCGTTACAATGTCTGTCACCGTGTCAACAGTTTTTGCGCCATAGCTATGGCTACGTTGGCAAACAATTTCATTATTTGTTACGTCAAGGGCTTTTACCGTATAACCCACATAATCGTCGTAATTAAATTTTTCAATTAAACGATACACAATTGCGTTACCGCTGGTTGAACCATTCTCAATTGTTGTGACCGTAAAAGCAATGCTGGATGTTACGGTAATTAAATACACCCCTGGAATAACGTTTCCAGTTGTTGCATTTAAGTTGACTTCGTTGCCCGTGGAAAGCCCGTGCGCCGTGCTACATGTAACCGTTACAGTGCTTACCGTCCGAGAGTAGGTTGCAGTGATGCCAGGATCCGCCTCACTGATGCGGTCAGTAATCCTTTCGCCAATTAACGAATTACTTGGCGCAGGTAAATAACGAACTCTGGCTCTGGTTTCCGTCCAGCGGGGGTCAGAAAATCCTGTGGATAAAGCAGCTGAAACATTTCCTACGGTCGTTGCGCTAATGGCTGCCGTACATGTAAAGGTGTCATTTGTTTTTGCTGTAATAGCAAGCGTCGTTGTAGTAGCTGTTCCGCTAAGGAATGACAGGTAAATATTATCGCCAAGTTGATAACCGTGCCTGGGCATGGAGACTGTTATTGCAAAACCCGATTGAGAATAGGGGGCAACTGAAGCATCCCCCAAGTAGCGCACACCAAGAATGGGCAAGCCAAAATCATAGAAATTCAAAGCATTGGCGTCACGCATTGCCACGATATGCTCTCCTGTTTCCGTTGAAGAACTTGGGTACGTAAACAGCCTTGCAGGTATGAAAATTCCTGGATATTGTTGAAAGGCACAATATGAACGATAATCGCCTATGTCACCACGCTTAATTGAAGCAGATGCAAATACACTCTGCATAACAGTATAAATTTCGTACCCACGCCGCCAACGAGCCCATAAAGAGTCCCGATCGTAAAAACGAATACGACTCTTGAAATCATCTTTGTGCGGCGTAAACTTAAAAGGATTATCAGCAACTCCGTAATTACTGAGTGCAGATATCTTATCTCCAGGACTATTGAATCCTTTTGTTATGCTGTCGTTAAATTTGCCGGTAAACCCGTCAAATCGAGCCATGGCAATTGATCAATAGTAGCCGCCTTGCAAGTTGATATAGAAACCGTTTGTAAGTGCTGTGGTGCCACCCACTGCGGCATACAAAGCAGACCCGTTACCAATCATCAGCCCACGCATTTTTGGTGATACGGTGCTATTAGCGCTAGTAAAATTTGATCCACTATGCACAACAGGTTGGTTAACCAAAGGCAAAATACTATTCAAAGTCAAACTATAGTTGACGTTTGCCGCAATGCTGGGAATACTTACTGTGAAAAGAGGTAAAAATTGATTAATGCTTGTAATACTGCTTACGTTAACAAGGTAAAAACAAAAGTCCGTTGGGGGATAGAATGTTACGTTGCCGCTGGTAGTTAGTGTTGATGCACTAACGCCAGTGAACGTATTTGAGGTGATTGCTGTAACTGTAAGGATTTCATCCACGCCACTGCCAGTCGTGTAATCCAAATATACTTTTTGACCTACCTGGAGGTTGTGGTTAGCGTAGGTAACAGTTAAAGCAGTGCCAACTTGATTATAGGTGCCCCCAGAGCCGGTAACCGGGGCAAAATAATTATTGGAAAATTGGCTGTATTGGAGCCAAATTTCATCAATATATGCGCCGCTAATGGAATTATCCGTACCCGCAGTATTTACGTCAATAAGCTGCGTTGCATTACCAATTGCTGTAGGAATAAGGCTTGTGGCAAAAGATTGGCCCGATGCAACCGTCACCAACGTGCTGTCCAGCAGCGGACGGTCAATCATCATAGGCTGCTTATTCGTGCTTGTAGATGACACGTTCTTCTTGACCAGGGGTTCTTAGCTGTATTGTAGCGCAATCAATTATTTCTTTTTGTTCCGTTCTTCAAGCTTGAGTCGGGCTTTCTTCACAGCCTCCTTGCGTTTTTCCTTGTCGCTTTCTTGTGGCTCTTCGCGCCCCTCTTTTTTTTCTCCTGCTTTCTTCTTGAAATGTGCAAGAAGTTCCGGAGGCATCTTTGAAGCCATTACAAATAGTGGAGGATTACGCTATCTGTAGTTTAATCCCAACAATCAAAGCAGTGTTTGCTCTGCAGCACCAATATCGATGGTCCCAGGGGGTGCAGGAGGCATTAAAGGGGTGTAGTCGCCGGATAAATGCAAACCCCTGAATACGTTGGGGCCCTCTCCACCCATAATTAATCTAAGTTTGTCCCCCGCCATCCGCGTGCGCTTTTCCGGTCCATGGCTGCGACCGCCCGAAAAAGAGGATTGGATTTGCCCGGAGCGAGTATGCGCCATTTGAAGTTAAGTTGTTTAATTGGTTGATGCGCCGTATGCCGTATATTTATTGGATCCGCCGGGAAGGCTTTTTCCGTACAGTTCTCCAGCCATCCTAATTGAATCCGCGCTACCTAGATCTGCAGTAGATTCCAATAATTGAGCAGCCTGTTTTTGTGTCTCTGATAATGGCAATGCTGAGACGATACTAAGTGGCGTTGAAGTAGAAACTCTTTTGGAAATTTGCTGTGAAGGCAGCAAAGAACTACTAGATATAGCCTGGGTTTTGTTAGATTGCCCCATAATTTTAATTATTTACTTCTACCACTATAGAGTCATCCCTTACTTGCCCGCAATAAAGCGGCTTGCAAATGCTTGATATTCTGGTGTCATGGTTTCCGGTGTTGTAGAAACCATGCGTTGCGTTGATGGATCAAGAACCAACATAGGTGCGGTAACGCTTGGGACAATAGGCTGCGTGAGCCCGCCAAACCCATCATCACTTTTTTCCGGCTTGACAAGCAAATTATTGACAAATGTATTTAAAAACTCGGTAGGGACAGGAGGGGGTGCGGTTAACGCAGGGATACTAGATTGTGTTTGTTGTGCAGCAACATCCGGCAATCCTAATGGAGCAGGCTGCCCCAAACGTTTAATTAACCCTGCAGCAACTGTCGGATTCCTGTCAAAGTAAAAATTACCTTTAGGGTCAAACATGGTATCCCCTGCCTGTTTATTTTTAAGCAATGCTTGACCACGAAAAGAGGTGGCCCCTTGTCCAGACTGCAGGTAGCCTGCCATTAGATTGGGATTTTGTAGCGTCTGGACCGCTTGTTGAAACCGATTACCGTAAATTTTTGATCCGTAATTAGGGTCTACAACTTGATTAACCGAATACGGATCATTTGCTACAAATTGTTGCGGACGTTTAACTAAATCAACAATACTTGAATTTGGATTTAACGCTTTTCTTGAAAGAATTGTTTGCAGGACACCCCCCAAATCGCGTCCAGGACCGGCTTCGCCGGATGCAGTAAATGCTGCAGCATTGACTTCCTGCGGGGTTAAACCTAAAAGTTCAGCAGTAGTTGGCACGATTAACGAAGCTCCTCCATGAAGTAGATACGTGTACCAATTGCAACGTCCGCAGGGCCTGGTAATGCTTGAATAAATTCTGCGCCTTCCCGTTCAAAACGATAACGTGCTTGTTCAGGATTGCGATAATTTGGCACATAGAGATGAAGCGCCAACCTATCGGTTTCAAACATGTAAATTTGAATCCACGTTTTCAAGGTATCTTTGAAATCCGTGGTGCTAATTGTCCGCGTAACGTCACCCGCAATATTCTCTAACCGCCCCTTGGGCACTTCTGTATTGTTGACACTACCTGTCATATCGGTGCGCTTTTCCGCTTCATCGCACCGACCAATTTGCTCTACAATCTTGCTGTACCAAAACGAATCTTGAATATTGTTCAACGCTTCCGCCAGCCGTGCTTGGTCGCCAGCTGGCACCGAGGTGATATTATACCCCAGGTGCCAACGTACTTTTGACTGGTAGAAGGTGTCAAGTTGCATTATTCAACACGAACTAAGTTCTCTTTGATAATCTCATCCCAGTCTACTCTCTTGATGCTTTTGAGTTGATCTAAGCGAACAAACTTTTCGCCTGGCATCGATGTTTGAAGGTCTTTGATATCTCGTGCAGTTTTAAGACCAACACCTGGCAATGTATCTGCAATTTGCCGGGCGCTTGCAGTATTAATGTTCAGCCGAGTATCAAGGGGAAACGTTTCCTTGTTTGATGGCTCGGGGGGATTAACGCCATCTTCTTTCAATACCTCACGCAACCGTTCCGTGTTACGTTCTTTTTCGTTGGTTGCGGAAAGATGGGGGACGAGGTTCTCTCTTTCAAGATAATGAACCTCGTCCTGCGCATCAACGCACATTACGATCCCGTCACCATAATCCGAAAGGACTTCAACGAGACCGCCCGTCAGCTTGTACTGGTAAAGCATTTAAGGTTTGAATGCAACTACCAGTACATTAACTGACTTAACCTTTATCAGCCGTTCACGCCGGCACCGTCATCACCACCAATCTGCGACTTGAAGTCAATGAAGCCCTGGATGTCAGTCCAGCTAGCAGCATCGGCAGGACGCAGATAGTTGATGCGGCACACGATGTAGCCCGTTTTGTTGTTGGCTAGATCGGTGGCACTGATGTTCACGCCAGAACCGTTTGCGGTCGTGGCAGCAGCCGTCAGCACGCTGTACACACCGAAGGTGGTGTTAGCGGTGACTTTGTAGAACATCGAGCTATAGAAGTTAGCTGCGGTGATACCACCAGAGGTCACGGAGCTGGCGAAGGGCAGCGAGCCAGCAGTGGCGTTACCGTTAGACAGAGCCGAAGTACCCTGGGTCAGGGCGCTGGAGGCAACAGTCAGATACGCAACAGCGTTACCGATACCGGCAGCCAAGTTGGCGGTAGTAACACCAGCGGGAACGCCGGAGTTATCAGGGCCAAACAGGAGCAGGTCGCTAGTGGTGCCAACGAGATCAGCAGTCACAGGCACGCCAGGGAAGCCAGGCAGGGCGCCATTACCAGAGCCAGAAGGAATGTCCTGAGCAATAGCAATAGAAGCACCATAGATGTACGAAGGCTGGCTGCTGGAAGCAGGCACAGTGATCGCACTCAGGTTGTCACGCACGCGGTCATCAGTACGACGATCGGGTGAAGGGACGGTAATGGTCGTGAAAGTCTTGGCTGCCGTGCTGCTTGAGATGGGCACGTAACCAACGATTTCATACGCCTCAATACCAGGCCAACCAAAGACACCTTCGTTGTTGTAGCCAGACAGGCGGTTAATCTGATCGCCGGGGTAAAGTACGGCGCCAGCATTAGTTTTGTAGAGAGCCATGAGTTAGTTACCTCCTATCAAACGATGGTGAATGCGACGGTGCAGAAGTCCTTGTTCAGGTTAGCAAAACCGGCGTACAGCTGCCAAATCAGGATGATAAAGCGGCTGAAGTCGTCGTTGTTGTTAATGAGGACTTGAGCATTGGGGCCGCCGATACCGATACCAACAGCCTGGGGACCGAAGAACAGGCCGGGAGGCGTGGTGTGGGTCGTGGAACCACCGCCATCGTTGATGTCGCAGGTGACGGTCAGGTTGGTGAAGTTGGTCGATTCGAAGAAACGAACACCTTCAAACACAAAGCCGGTAGGCATGATCGGTTCACCAGCCACAAAAGCAGCTTGGCCGTATTGACCACCACCGTAGATGGCTTGGTTGGGACCCATGGCGCCCATCATGGGGTTGCCTTGGCCCATGCCAGGGTAACGCGCAACTTCACGGAAGCCTTGGTCCGCACAG